GTTTATCCAAAGAAGGAGAAGCAGAAAGACCCAACTCATGACATACAAGAGTATTACATCCGACATGGATTTGTTCGTCCCTCGAGATATCTGCCGCCACTGTGCGTATAGCAGGATCCCCATTAAACCGAAACATAGGGAGTAAAACAAAGAAGATAGCTCTTTCTGCGACAAGTGCTTTAAGAAGACAATGATCAGGATGTTCCATCCATGCATCTCTTAGTAACAAAGCCTCCTTTTCTGACTGTGAATCTGCGCCATGTGCATCTACGATATAGCCCAAGGCAAGATCATGTTTAATCTCGTCTTTAACGTTTGATTCAAGAAGCTTCCGAGCGTTATCTGGAACCTCTTTTTCAAGACCTTCTTTAATAAATTCTCCAACTGGTAGCTCCATATGACGTATTGCCAGAGCTCGTTTGATGGTTTCTTCAGCACCGTATTTTACCTCTCCTTTAGTGGGTTGGACTGGTGTCCATGTCCTTTTACGTTCTAATAATTTTTGATAGGGATGTTTTCTCATTCTTGACAATCGCAGGTTAACGGCTCGGCATTACCGAGTATGTCCTGCAAGTAATCATCGACTTCGGCTTTATCTAATGCTGCATACGCATCGCTCTTGTCCTGTACGTCGCCCATTACCTGAAGGCTATAGTATAAGGAGGTTTGGGGTGATAGCAACCACTCTTCAACAAAACTCCTATCATAAGTCACTACATCGGACCATGAATTAAAGGAATATCCGTGAAGAAGTCCTGTATTGTTGAGCATTATCATCAGCTGGTCTGCTACACGCTTATATGCGTCCCACCCTACTTCCGAGGCGATCTCAACATCGCCATATTCATAATGTTCTACTCCAAAAGTGCCGCTGTCACGATCAACAGAACGAGCTATTGGAGGCGCTATTTCAGGTGTAGCTGTAAAGCCATCTAGATCTTCTGATCTGTAACTACAGCTAGCAGTAGGAGCTATTGCAAAAGCTCTATCCATGAAATGTTGTTTAGCTATATATGCTGCTCCCTCTATACCTTCTCTTAAAGCATACGCTAATGAAAGCGCATCGTTTTGTTCATGAGGTAGCTTATGATTTACAGCTAGTAAAGCTTGACCAAATTGCTCATAAGTTACGCTGTACCTTCGTAGGAGGTTGGCCATTCCGAGCATTCCGAGGCCGACTTGCCTATCTGTTTCTGCTGGAAGATACTCTCCAGTCCCTCCAACACCTGTTCTGCCATGAAGATCGCACAATTCGGACATACCTCTAGCGAAAGCCTCTTTGATATTCCGTGTTGTACAGGCAGCGAGATTGACATGCTGGAGCAAGCATGTTCCACGTGACGGCAAGTAAACCTCAAGACACACGTTTCCGAAGATCCTTTTTCCATTGTTGTCATACTTAATTTTGTTTAACCAAATGTCTCCACTTTTAAGCCCGTGAAGTAAGGCATCTTTTATTTTGTTATCGGTTTTATTCCATCTTCCTGGACTGATGTCAACACATCTCTTGACCCATGTTAACTCAGCTCTAGGAGTAGTAATAAACTCAAGAATATCAGGGTGATCAATATCCAAATGTAAAACTACAGCCCCATTCTTATAGACACCACCACGACGTAGTGTTTCATTTAAGGTTGAGTAGATTTTGCCGAATGATACTGGGCCAGAAGCAGTAAGACCTTTTCCGTTTTCACTTCCTTTGGGTCTGAGCTTAGATAGATGGACCGCAACCCCTGCTCCAAATCTGAGTCCATGGGAGACATATCTCCATGATTTTTCGATTCCATTATCTCCTTCCATTGAGTCTTCTACTACAAAGACAGTGCAACTCACGGGGAGGCGTGATTCAGGATTATCCAACCAATTTTGGACCCGCCCTGTGCGAGATATTAATTGTGCAGTCATTAGAATAAATCTTCTAGTGTAGGTGGTTTATAGTTTGGTCCTTTAAGAACCTTACCATCTTCTCGGTATATAGGTTTACCGTCCTCACCGAGTTTGGACATATTTGACTGATGAACACGGTCTAAGGCTTCATCTAGAAACCATCCCATATTCTCAGCATACTGATAGCATACATATACTAAATCAGCTAATTCTTTCAAGCACTCTTCTTTTTGGTTTCGTCCGTGCCTGAATAACATCCCTTCAGCCTCAAGAAACTCTTTGAATTCTTCAACAATCAAATCTCTTTGATACTGTCTAGTTGCTCTAGTAGCATCACTTTTTAGATTGTATTTCTTTCGGAATTCCTTCGCCTGAGTGGATAAAAACGATTTCTTCATGTGGCCAATTTTTAACTAAATTTATCATCGAATTAGCAAGAACAAAATTCTGTCTTTGCAAGGCTAAAAATACAGTGATAAGGTCTTCAGTATTGACATTACCACTATTTAACTTATCCTCTATTAACCTCATTTTTAGATCTTGCTCCATAGTCAACTTCGTAATCGGGGGAGGGAGTCCACGGTATGGGTCGCTGTTTTTTAAAGTCATAATCATCTACAGTTAGTATACGAGCTAGTCTAGCATTAGTTATGGCATCATGTTCTTTTAAATCTTTATCTTTAAAAGCTTTGACCACAGTTCTCCAAGAGTACCCTTCTTTATTGAAGAGAGTTTCAGCTCTCTTAACTCCAATTCCAGGGACTCCGCCATATCCATCAGTTTGATCTCCAGAAAGACACTGGATAAGGTGCCAAGCTGCTCCGCTTTCTTTTGTGACTGTGAACTTCTCATCTAAGTTATATAGTTCCCCAGGTATCTGCCTCATGTCCTTATCAGGACTGACAATAATATTACCTGGGTTTTGTGTTGCGTATATCCCCATAGCATCGTCAGCCTCTAGTTCAGGCATGATGATAACTTCGAACTCAGTCTTGAGTTTGTTGATAATACGTTTATAGCCGCAAGGCTTTTTCCGATTCCTATGCCCTTTATATGCAGGCATTATTGTCTTTCTAAAATTCTTTGTATCGGAGAAGAATAGAATTAAAGGAGTGAATGAGCCAAATTTGTCTCTAATCTTGGTAAGTTCTCTGTATGTTGCAGATAGTGCATCACTAAAGTTAGAAGTGACAAGGATAACATCGTCACCAAAGTCAACTTCAGTCTCCGCTGCAGCACAGGACTTATATACGATATAGTCTGCATCAATTAATAATTTCATAGGTGGTTAATGAGTTTCTGCCCAATTTTCACCGCTAGTAGATTCAGCAGCTATTGGACAACGTAAGTTATAGAACTCTCCTGCTTGTACAGCTGTTAGTTCTAATAAGAATTTTAGATCTTCTAGATCTTTTTTCTCGACTTCATATTGTAATTCATCATGAATGAATGCAAGTTGTCGAGCAGTTTTTGGTAAATTTTCATTGGCTAATACCATCCATCTCTTGGCGAGGATCGCTGCCGATCCCTGTAAGAGGTAATTGAGGGACTTATGTCTCGAGTCACACAAGATACGACGGTGGTCGAGTCCATAAACATAACCTCTCTTACTAGCTTCGTGTACCCCTTCCAGAAGTTCTTTAAGACCTGGAATGGCATCAACATAAGCCTTCCTAATTTCCTTTCCTTTCTTAGACGCTTCCTCATCAGATAGCTGTTTGTCATAACTTACTCCGATTTTGGTGTCGCCTGCTCCATAAAGGAAGGCATAGGTGACGGTTTTGACTTGAGATCTAGTGATCCCGATGCGTCTGGCATTTTCGGCATGGATATCTCCGTTGACAAGGATTTCCGCATAGCGTCCTCTATCAAACTTCGCAAGATAATGGGATAATATTCTAAGCTCAATACCACTAAGATCGGCACCGCACATAACCATGTGAGGGGATGCCGTAAAAAGTTTCCTAAAGTTTTCATTTGATGGGACCTGGGCTAAATTTGGTTTACGGTGAGCACATCTAAATGTAGATGTTGCTACTGAACAATGATGATGGATTCTACTAGACGTCGTAACAAGCTTCTGCCATGCGTTGACGCCTTCTGATATCATCCCTAACTGCTTCGTCAGATCCAGTAGTTTCAGAAACTGAAGAGCTATATCCGTTCCAATATCTTTCAGTACTGTTTCGTTTATTACCGGCTTGTTTGTGGATGTCATTAATGACGGAATCCAACCATAATGTGTTTGAAGTATCCATGCTATATGGTCTCTAGAGGTAGGGTTAAGTTCCTTTAACTTCGTGAAAGTACATCCTTCAACGTAGCCTTTTGTTCTATTAGCTCGCTTAGGAGTGAACTCTGCTCCTTTGATGAAAGGATGCCTGTTGCGTAATACTTCACAAGTATCTTCATATTCTCTTCTGAGAGTAGATTCAAGCTCCCGTGCAGTTCTTTCGTTAAAGTACCATCCATGTTGTTCTTGTTCAGTAAGTATTTTAGCAACCTGATGCTCTAGTATGAGCCAAGCAGGTAAGGGCGGAAGTGTTCGCATAACTTCTCTGTAACTTTTACATCTTGTACACAATAATCTTGCATCTCTTGCGACCACTCTTTCCAATCTGTATCTTCACAAAAGTCTCCTTTGTGTAAACCTAGACGGTAGCCATAAGCCTTAAGAGAATGAGATCCATATAATTTAATTGGCATATCTTTCCACTCTCGATTCTTATCTATATCATATAAATTAGGATGATATAACCTAGATAACAACAAAGTATCAACAATGACAGGAGGATAAGTAAAGTAAGGATAAAGCTTTTTGATAAGAGGCAAATCGTAGCCAATAATATTATGGCCGACAACAGTATCGGCAACCTCAAGGTGTGAGATGGCTGATGTGATCGAACGACTACCCATTGGTAATTCCTTCGCTTGGACTGAATACTTCTCATCATTGTATACCTCAGTAGTGTTATTCTCGCAGAATTGTAATGCTATACAGTGTATCCGTGATGCATTATTAAGTAACCCGTTGCTTTCTAGGTCGAACACTATTGTCCCTACTCCAGTGGTAGGTTTTGTCAACAAATTTTGCTCTTTCAATTGCTTCTTTCGTAGGTGGGTTAGGTCTAATTAGTTTATTACCTTTATGCTTATACCAAGGATGTTCATACCCTCCATCAAAAATCTGTGGCTGGGTTGAAAACTGGTGGTTCCGTAGTTTCATTTTCAGTAAATCTGCAAGTGTTTAAATCATAACTCAATTCACACGCTCTACCAACTTCGCCGCTATAACGATTTTTAAGTACTCTAACTGTTGTAAGTTTTCTCTCAGAATCGGCTTGCTGATCGACTTCGAGGGCAACAACTGTGTCTGATATTTGAGCAATGCTGTGAGATCCTCTAAGTGAGGACAAGTTAATTCGTCCTCCTTCTTCGTGCGTAGCCCTATCATTCCCACTTCTCCTTAAATGTGATACTAAAAATAATGATATACCTGTTCGTTCTACTAATGAACGTAACTTGGTCATGGTGGTATCTATCATGCGACGTTCATCCCCATCTAATCCACTCAATAATATACTGAGGTGATCTAGGAATATAACACGACACTCCAGTCCACTGGCAAGGTATTCGATCCTGTTGTAAATAACATTCGGGTCAAAACTCCCAAAGCCATCAAACAAATAGACATTCCAATTAGCAATACTTCGTTCAAAGGAGGAGGTGAGTTCTCGTTCATCATGTTCTCCTATTAATAAATTTTTTCCAACTGCTGTGGACATCAATCCAAGAGCTGTCCTCCTATTACTTGCTTCAAGTTCCAGGATCCCAACTGATTCCCCTTTCTGGAGCAAGTCAGTTGCAATGTGGCGCATGATACTGGTTTTTCCTGAACCAGAGCCAGCAGTAAATGTGACAAGTTCGCCATACCTGATCCCTCGTAATTTCTTATTGAGTCCTTCGAATGGGTATTCATGATCATATGGTGCTTGAGGTGTAGTTACTAATTCTAATAATGTTTTCCCTTCAATAATTCCATCTGGTCTATACGGTTTTGCATCCCATATAGCCTTTCTAATTGCTTCTGAGTCTTTAGCTTGTAACGCTTCTGATGGATCCTTATATGTCTCCATACGTGCGATTTTAACCTTACCTGGTGGTAAGACTCCTGCAGCCTCTTCTGCTGCTTTGCGTCCAGGCTCGTCGTTATCAAAGAATAAGACGATCTCTTCATACCCCTGAAATAATGGGATTTGTTTCTGGACATCTTTCTTAGCTGATGCCGCACCATGCGGTAAGGAGACCATAGGCCAGCCTGACATCGCTTCATAACAGGATGCTGCATCTAGTTCACCTTCAGTAACAACAATACGTTTACCAGTACTAGGAAACAAATGCTGACCGAATAAGGTATCAGTGGAAACTCCTTCATAAGTAAACTCCTTTCTTTTATTTTTTACTTTGATTCCGCTAAGTACTCCATCGCTTGTAAAATATGGAAAGAGTAAAGTAGCTCCGTCTCTGTAAATCCTGAACTTTCCGCAAGTTTTTTCAGAAAGTCCTCGTCTGTGCAGAGCTTCTGCTTCTCCTCTAAGCTTAACATTGTCCATTTTCCTTGGTGACTGTGAATAAAGATTTATACCCTCTGCGGGTGTGTAAGTTCTACATGAAAAGCAGAATGTGTGGCCATCAGAATATAATGAATTAGCATCTGAAGAACCACACTTATCGCAAGGCTCATGTCTTACAAATTCTGCATCGGTCATATTAACCAATCGAGTGGAATATCATGGAAGTGTGTCCATGGAATATTGTGACGCTCACACCATTGAGCATAAGTCGTCTTTGATTTCTTTGAAATCTTATTATAAGGTGATTGAAATACCATCCTGATATCTATATCGGGATTGTCCTTCTTGACTGCAAGTATTTTGCGTCTGTCTGCTGCGTCCCAGTATCCCTTTGCTTCAAGGTATGTGTAATTTGGGAGACAGAAATCAGGGCTATAATTATGCTGGATGGTATAAGGAATCTTAGTGGATTCATATTCATATGAGACACCAAGCCCTTCAAGTAGATCAGCGATCCTTTCTTCAAGCTTGGATCTGAATTTTATAGGTTTCTCATGCCTAGACTTAAGTTTAGCATAAGCTTCTTTAGCCCAGGCAAGGGATTCATCTTTAGAAGTCTTCTTCTTCGACATTGGTGGTTTCCTGAGTAGCCTTGAATCCATTTGTTTTACCAAATAAATCAGCTACTTGAGTTTCATCTAAGTCACCTGAGTCAGTACCAGCTGCTGAAGAATTTAATTCAACAACTTGTACACCAACCAACTTAAGAGAACTGCCATAGGTAACCCCATCCCGTAGAATATACGGCTTTTGATAGAAACCCAGTTTAACAGTAGATCCTCCATATAATGGTATTTTATTATCTGTAACAGGTGAGCCTTCAGTATCAACTACTGGAGGTCTTTTATCTTCTCCCCAAGAGAACTTAAGTTTATACTTACCCTCTGCAACTTCC